TCTGTGATGCGTACTCCTAAAATCTCTCAGAGCGAAATCTACTTTGCGGTTTACACATTCTTTGACAGATGTATCGTTAAAGATTTTGTTCCTTCCTGGCCTACATTGGAGGAAGTGGAGCATGGTATTAATTGAAGAGCTTCAATTGGTATGCCTACTCCTTGGAAGAGGAAGTCATTGTATAGACAGGTTTTGATCAAGACCTACACTGATTTCACATCTGGTATCTTAGAAATTAACAGTCTTCTTACTCTTGACGAGATGTACTCTGCTGCATTTAAAAGACTACAAGTTACCAGTAAGTCCCTCAAAAACAGACTTGTCTTCGCTGTTAACTATAAGCTTATCGCTATATTCAAGCCTTTGGACATTATGTTCAAGTCAAGTATTAAACGTGGGGGCGGGCTAGTTATCGGTTGCACACAGAAGGAAATCTCTTCGCACGTTAACGAGTTGAAAAATATGTATGCTTATAGCATGGATGGCAAGGCTTTTGATCACCACGCCCAAACACTCATCCTACTGATAGCATTTTATGTGCTTGAGGACATATTGAAGTTGTCGTCTAAACAACTAAAAATTTTTAGATATTGTAGGAATTTGGAATTAGTTATGCCCCTTTTCCATCCTGACTTGCGTTATACTGAGCGTCATTCGGGGTTAAGCAGTGGTTCTGGTGTTACTAATACTATAGGTTCTATCGCAATGTATTTAATGCTCGCTATGTGTTTATTTAGATATTATTCTTCTAAAGGAGTTAACATATGGCGCGCACGGTTCTTGATTAAAGTCTCAGGTGATGATTCGATATTAGGCACAGTAAATCCGATCGACATCTCTGAGTTCAAAAGGTTATTTAGTGAAATGTTCACTATAGAGCTAGAGTTGGAACTCTCTTCTAATCCAGGCGAAAACAAGGTAGTGTTTCTTGGGTCTAGGTGAGAAGACGGTAAACCTTATAGAGATATAAATCGTCTCTTTGCTCGTATTTTATTTGGAACAGGCAACTTTCCTAAGATGACTGATTATGAACTTTTCTGCTCTCGCGCTTATGAAATACTAGGCAATGACTGTAGATTTGGTGATATATGGAGCACTTTCGGTATACCCCTGAGTCCCAGGATATTCAGATTTACAGAGATAGCAGATTATAGTAATCAACTGAAAATAAGGGAATTACAAAGGACAAAAGATAACTCTGACACTCGTGGTATTTGGCTAGACACTCCTGTCAAG